TCATTTGGGTGTAATACCTTTGGTTGATAATATAAAGAAGAGTATACTATAAAATATTATGTATGTCAAGTTATTTTTTTGCTTGACAACTTCTAAATCTTAGTATATAATAAGTTTACTTTTAGGGCCCGGGGAATATACCTTAATGTAGAGTCGGAGTATCTTCATCAGTCTCTACATGAATCTGTTCATACTCTTCTGTAGTGTCTTCTTTCTTATCTATAATACCTTCAACAAGCTGCCTTCTGTATTCAGCATAATTTTCACTAACAAAATCTTCAGCAGCAGAAACAGAAACAATAGAAGTCCCTGATAAGGTCATTACCTTAGAATAGTCAGCACCAAACATCCATTTAGTTAAGAACAAGGATTGCTTAATAGAATTATATCTAATTTCTAATGGGACTTCAATGATAAAATAACTATCATCTGTGCGAATAACTGTCGTAACAATCTCTTCCCCAGTAATTAGTTTGAATACACGGGGTCGATCATCTTCAAATGCTTCACCATAGTCTTCAAGTTCCGACATAACCATTATCCTTCAGTAACTGATACTAGTATCTTTTTAGCATACTATCTTTTTCACTCTCATCTATATATCCTCTTGCTAAGAGAAAGTTTATATGGTCAGTTACTTTTTCTCTAAGTTCTTTTTTGTTTACAGTTGTCAAAATGATACCTCGTCATAGCGTTTTTGCCACCAGTTTTTTGACAATAAGGGCAAGTCTTTACACCCCTTCCCCTTGCCATTTCACTCATTTTTCTCTTGGATTCGGCCGAATGCTTCTTACCCTTTTGAGCATCACTAATCTTTCTCTTAGTTTCCTCAGAAATCTTCCGACCCTTGAATGCATCACTTATTTTTCTTATATGCTCTTCAGACTTCGGCTTACCCTTGAGCGTATCACTCATTTTTCTCTTGGCTTCTTCTGAGTGTTTCTTACCCTTCCTAACTGCACTCATTTTTCTCTTGGTTTGTTCTGAAAGCTTTTTACCTTTCAGGGCTTTACTTATCTTTTTTCGGGTCTCAGAAGAGGGGTTGAACCCGCTCATACCTTCACCACCAGCAGTCATATTGTAGTGGGGGTTTAGTTCAGAGATATATCTGATTTCTGCTTCATTCAAGTCATCTTCACTATTGAATCCAGATTCTAACTCTGTTACAGTAAAGGACTCTGTGCCATACTTTCGTATTGCTCTATATAGATGAGTCTGGCTCTTTGCGTTAGCGTTATATATATGGCGTTGAAATCTTTCTTCAATAGTCTTTACGGTCTTGCCGATATAGATTTTACCGTTGACGGTATTAGTAATCTGATAAATATACATAGCTGGAAATCTCCGTATGTGTTTCTAGGGTAGGTGGGGATGGCGGTCCCGTGATCTACACTTCTATTTATACATATCTACATTTTGATTTCGTGTATCTCATAGTCAAATTGTTCCTTACGATATATCTTCATACGTTCAATCGCATGAATAAGAGTATAGTTCTTTTTTTGTCTATAGTGCATATCATCCATCAGGTCAAAGAGTACAGTAGTTCTACCGTCTTCAGACTTTCTAAGACCACGACCAATAGACTGCAATACTTTTACTTGTGACTTCGAAGGAGAAGCAAAGATAATATTATGCAAGTTTCTAATATTAACTCCTGTAGAAAATGTTCCTAAGCTAGCAACAATAATAGCATTCTTTTGTTTTTCTACAATACCACGGATTTCTTCACGGACTTCAGCATCTACTTCACCTGATACAAAAAAGACTTTCCGTCTTTCATGTGCCTTTTCCTTGATTAGATCATAGAGTATCTTGCCGTGCTTTTCTACAAACTGAAACAGGACTAGTGTATTACCATCTTGGTCTAATGCTAGGTTCTGGATTAATCTATTGCGTTTGATATTACCAACTATATAGTCGATTTCATAGTGGTAATCCTTACTATTAACAATATCCTTAGAGACTTCATCAGGGTATTTTAGAGCAAGAATATTAATCTTTAGGTCTGCTAGTGTATCTTCATCCATAAGTTTTCGTGTAGTAGTAACTTTATATACTCTACCGAATAACCCTTCCAAAACAAGTTTGTGCGTCTGTGTGCCGTCTAGAGTTCCAGTAGTGCCTATTCTATACTCTGCCTCTCTTGACTTATTCATCAGGCCTGATAAAGACTTTGCTTTGAAGTTATGCACTTCATCACCAAAGATACAACCAAACTGTTCAAACCATGTAGAAGGTAACTTATAGATTGACTGCCATGTAGAAATGAATACTCTCTGTGGAATATTATTCTTAGGCATACCAGAATAGATTCTATGGCAGACTTCTGCTGCTTCTAAACCATAGTTATCAAAGTCAGAGAACATCTGCTGAACAAGTGATGTAGTAGGAACAACAATAAGAACACGTTTGTTATAGTGTTCCAGATACCACATCATCAGAACATAGATGATAAGAGACTTACCTGAACCTGTAGGAGACAGCAGAATAGCACGTTTTGACCTTAGTGCCTGACAGATAGCATCAAACTGATAGTCTCTTACTTCAAAAGGTAAGTTCAGTTTCTGAATAAACTCATAGACTTCTTTAGGGTCTACTAATGATTTAGTATCAGGTGCGCCATACTGATTATCATATTCTACTTCTAATGTATAGTTTCTTGGTTTGATAAAGTCAGACAGATATTCCCAGAGACCAACAGGCAGTTCATTATTGCGGTTATTAAATAGTCTGGTCTTACCGTCCCATTTACCACTCTTATAAGCTGGCATGTATTTGTAACCCGGAGTTTCAAATGAGAAGTAATCTGTCAACTCATTTGAAACATGCGGTTCACACTGGATTTCTAGTGCAGAATAGTTTTTCTGTCTAACTACCAAATCTTTCATTATTTGAGATTAGGTCGCATAGTAGACGGCATTTGGAACAGAACATTAATAGGTCCAGATACTACATCACGGGCAAACACTGCCCAGCAAATAGTTTCATCATCAGGATAATGTTCAATCATATATTCTCGGAAACTTGTTCCGGTTGTATATACATCATCTACAATCAGAACAGGGTCATCAGGATTGCCTGTAGCAGATTCATTTAGAATATCACCTAGACGTTTACCACCACGGGGAATGCCTACTGCTTTACGAAACGGACGTGTCTCATACTCTAGGATCATCTTGGCAAGACAACGCCAGTCAGTCACATAGAGTGCATCCATTTCAATCTTCCATCCTAGTTTATTACCAGCATGTGAAATAAAGTCTTCGTCAACAAATAAAGCCATATCAATTCCCTGCTTCAAATCTGCGCCATTCAATCATATTCTTGATTGTAGAGTGTCGCCATTTTAAGTTATTAATTATTTCGTCTAGTGTATCTAGCACTGTCTTATAGTAGACAATTTTCTTTTCAGACTTCTGAATATCTAGGTCTGCATCATAAAAATAATTCATGTCTCCCTTGAGAACCTTAACTCCATCAAAGGGGTCAAATTCCCATCCAGTTTCTTTGATTTCATCTTCATGCATCTTACCATTATAATAACGCCATTTACTCTTAAGCAGAACCTTTTGATCAAGTTCTACTTCTTGGAGTCTCAGTTTGGTAAGAGAACGTATCTCCAAATACTTTGCATGGAGTGATGGAGTTTGTCTAGATGCTTCATCTAGTTTAAACTCAGAGATTTCACAATCTTCTTTCCACATTTCTAGAATGCCATTTAAGTCTAGTTTCATTATAAAGTCCTATAGGTGTAAGGTTTAACTTACGTTAGTATATCACACTATCCTTTGAATTCAAAGCCTGTAAATACAAAAGATGCATTGAATGTCAGGTATTCTACAGAAGAAGCAATAGAGGTCAGTTGTAGTCCACTCAAAGAAGTTGGGTTACATCCTTTATATAGGATGCGTTTATTTTGAGTATTATTGCTGGTAAGAATAGCAACAGAAATATCTGCCTGTGTAGGAACCTTAGATGTATTTCTACTAGACCTTGCACCTTGTTCAACAAAGTCTTCATTAACCATACCCTCTAACCAATTATACAGTTCAAGGTATGATGTAATATTTTCGTCTAGAATAAAAGTAACATTAAGTTGAGAGAAGTCTAGTGCATCACCCGGCAAACTAATATTACCAATACGAGAGTATGCAACATTAGGTGCTGTCATAGACACGTCTGGATGATCAACAGATTGTGCGAAAAACTCCAAGTTAGGATAGTTTTCTCTGTCAATGATTACTCTAAACCCTGTAGGTTGTAAGTAATTTTTATTAGCAGTTAAGGTTTCTACCATTTATATTCTCCAATAAAAAAAGGGTGGACCTTTCGATCCACCCTAGTATTTATATTGACATTATTATTGTTATATTAGACTTATGCCAAGATGTTGTCTACACGGAAGATACGGTAGTAT